AAAAGAATTTGCAAGATATAATATAGAAATGTTAGACAATGGAAAAATCTCGTAAAAATTATGTGCTAATAGGTTATCAAAGGTCAGGTACAACTTGGTTAAGTATGCATTTTCGCAGATATTATGGAAAAGAAAAAAGTTTAGGCGAATGGTTTGGAGAAACTACAAAGATAAGTTTTCAAGAAAAAATTTCTTTTTTAGAAGATGAAAGAAAAAAAGGTGAAGAATATTTTATAAAATGGATGGTTCATCAAATACAGAATTGTTCAGAATGGTGGAATGAATTTTATAAAGACTACGAAAAAATAAAATTATTAAATCTTAATGTTTGGGATATTTTTTTAAGTGAAACATATCAAAGACATATAAAATGGACCTATACAAATCTTTGGATGGAAAAAGAATTCAATATGACAAATTTTTCTGTAGATTTAAAATGGATAAAACAATTTGTTCAACAGTATATTGAATATTTAAAATTTAGAAACTACAACACAATTTTTAATTATGATAAGATAACAGATGAATATGTTATGAATTATTTAGGAAATGAGGAATATAAATTTATTAAAATATATAGAAAAGATTATGAAAAATATTTAATTGAAGATGTAGAACTTATAAAAAATTGTTTAATAAAAGAATTAGAAAAAAATGGAATAAATTGTTTACAAAATGGAAAAATTAAGTTATAATATTAGAATTAAAATAAGGAGTATATTATGGAACTAACTGAAAATAGTCTTGAGGTATTGAGAAATTTTTCTACCATAAATCAGAACATACTGATTAAACCTGGTAATGAAATTAGAACAATATCTGAAGCAAGAAATGTTTTGACAAAGGCGCACGTTGATGTTGAATTCCCAAGTCAATTCGCAATCTATGATTTGAACCAGTTTATTAGTGTTCTTTCTCTCGTAGATAAACCAAACCTAGAATTTAGTGAAAACTATGTAACGATTAATGATGGTAGTGGACTATCAAGTGTTAAGTATTTCTTCTCATCACCTGATACGATTACAACATCAGAAAAAGATATTACTATGCCAGAGGCAGAAGTTAAGTTTACACTAGATGAAAAAACACTATCTAAACTAAGAAGTGCATCATCTGCCTTAGGAATCAGAACTTTAATTATAACATCAAAAAGCGGTTCAATAAACTTAGCAATATCTGATATTGACAATGCCACTGGTAATGTTTATAATGTTGATGTTGCAGGAACTTGTGATTCAGAAAACTTTACGTTCATTCTTAACATGGAAAACTTAAAACTTTTTGCAGGTGATTATGAAGTAAGCATATCATCTAAACTAATATCACATTTCAAACACAAAGAAAAAGATGTGCAGTATTGGATTGCACTCGAAAAATCATCTAACTATGGAGGATAATGATGGCAAAAGATAAACCAGATACACAGATAGAGCAACTAGTAGGACTCTCAAACAGAGTTGCAAGAAGTTCTATTGCAGTCGTTGATGCAGTCGCACAACGTGGTGGTTTCAAAGGCGAAGAGTTTTCAACTATTGGCGCCTTGAGAGACCAGTGTGTTCAAATGATTCAAATCATTGAGTCAAGAGAACAACAATCTGCTATGACTGTTGAAGATTAATAATTTTATGATAAGAACTATATTATGTCAAGTGAATTTTTGTGGGTCGAGAAGTATCGACCAAAGAGAATATCTGAAGTTATTCTACCAGATAATCTCAAAAATACTTTTATTAAAATTGTTGAAAACAAAGAAATACCTAATATGCTCTTTACAGGTGGTGCTGGCCTCGGTAAAACTACCGTCGCCAAGGCCCTCTGTAATGAACTACAATTAGATTATATTCTAGTCAATGGTTCCGAAGAAGGTAACATTGACACATTAAGAAACAAAATCAAACAGTTTGCAAGTACTGTATCACTTCAAGGTGGTTACAAAGTTGTTATACTAGATGAGGCAGATTATCTTAATGCACAGTCAACTCAACCTGCATTGAGAGGATTCATTGAAGAATTTTCAAACAATTGCAGATTCATTCTAACTTGTAATTTCAAGAACAGAATCATAGAACCACTACACTCTCGGTGTAGTCTGTATGAGTTCAATACAACTAAAACAGAGATGGTCAATCTCGCACGTCAGTTTATGGATAGAGTTTCGAATATTCTTGCTGACGAGAAAGTATCTTTTGAAAAGAGAGTTGTTGCTGAACTGATAATGAAATATTGTCCTGATTGGCGTAGAGTATTGAATGAACTACAAAGATATTCTATTAGTGGTACAATCGACTCTGGTATTCTTGACAATGTATCAGATACAAACTATAATAACTTATTCGGTTTCTTGAAAGAGAAAGACTTTAAGAAAATGCGACAATGGGTTGCAAACAATATTGATGTAGACTTTTCTGTTATTATACGAAATGTCTATGACAAGATGGAAGAAGTTGTAGATGGTTCATCTATACCTCAACTTGTTCTTATACTTGCAGACTATCAATACAAGAACGCCTTTGTTGCAGACCACGAACTAAATACTGTTGCATGTCTAACGGAGATTATGGCCAATGTCAAATTCAAATAAAATAGGATTCACTTGTTCTACATTCGACTTGTTTCATGCAGGTCATGTGGCGATGTTGAAAGAATGTAAAGCAAATTGCGACTATCTGATTGTGGGTTTACAGACTGACCCAAGTATTGATAGAGAAGAAAAGAATAAACCTGTACAAAGTATCGTAGAACGATATGTACAATTGTCTGCATGTAAGTATGTAGATGAGATTGTGCCATACGAAACAGAAAAAGATTTATTAGATTATCTTAAACTACACGAGAAAACAATAGATGTTCGTTTTGTTGGTGAAGAATATGCAGATAAAGACTTCACAGGTAGAGAATTATGCTCATCAGGTTATACTCTTGATGCAGATAAAATGCAACTGTTCTTAAATAGAAGAAGTCATAGTTTCAGTTCATCAGAATTACGAGAAAGAATTAAAAATGCATCTTCTTAAAAGTTCTCAATATTTTTCTAGAGGTGTAAATATAGACATAAGTAACAAATGTATTTTACAATGTCCTGCTTGTGATAGACAAACAAACAGAAGTATGGTTCATAAAGCAAAAGACATAACTTTAGAAAATTACGAAAAACTTTTAGATACTTTCCCCAAAATAATTATGTGCGGTCAAATATCTGACCCCATATATCACCCTAAATTTTTAGAATTATTAAAGATGTCTAAAAAATTAAAACTACTTGATATCTCGACTAATGGTTCTGGTAAAAAAGAAAAGTGGTGGGAAGAAGCATTTAATATAGGAATAGAAAATAAAAATACTGAATGGAGATTTGCACTTGATGGTTTACCTAGTGAAAGTCATATTTATAGAATAAATCAAAAAGGTGAACAAGTTTGGGAAATGATGAAAATGGGAAGAGAAATGGGTGCTAATATAACTTGGCAATATATTCCTTTTCTTTATAATGAAAATCATGTTGATGAAGCATTGCAATTAGCAAAAGAATATGGTATGAAGTTTTTATTAAAGATATCAAGTAGACACCCAGAAGGTATGAAACCTAGTAAAAAGGAGTTAAGAATTGACAGAATCAGAGTCAAAGATTAAGTTAAAACCAAAATGTATATCGTACAAAGAACCTGCCTTAACTGCAGAAGGATTTTTTTTACCTTGTTGTTGGTGTGATGGTAGAGATAAATGGTTTAAAGATAAAGGTTTTCTTGACCCAAAACTAAATATAGAAAATGTAGAATATCCTGTTACAGATATATTTAATTCTAAAACTTGGATTGACTTTTTTGACAAAATAGAATATGATAGTGATTATCCTAATGTGTGTTTAGAACATTGTGGAATAAATGAAATAACAAATAAGAAGATTATAAATGAACCCATTTGAATATTTAAAAGCAATAAACGATACTAAAAAAGATATTATGGTTGATGACCTTGCAGAGAAATCATACAATGGTTTCATGGTCAATCGTGGTCTATCTTACTTTCAAGATACAGTTCTTATGGCAAATGAAATGAATGTCAATCATCACATTGATGGTAGGTTACAATTCCAGTTTTTTATAAATATTATTAGACCACGGAAAAGATTTAGTAAGTGGTTTAAACCTGAAACAGAAAATGATGTGGAAGTAATTAAAGAGTATTATGGATATAGCAACGACAAAGCAAGACAAGTCCTTCGCTTATTTTCCAAAGAACAAATAGAAGAATTAAAACAAAAGGTATATAAAGGTGGAAGAA